AAATTATGTTTGAAATTAACCGCGAAGTTGTTCGTACTATCTATACAGTTGCTAAAGCCGGTTCACCTGCTACTGCTACTGCCGGTACATTCAACCTTGACGTTGACTCCAACGGTCGCTGGTCTGTAGAGCGTTTCAAAGGCTTGTTGTTCAACATCGAGCGTGATGCTAACCACATTGGCCAAGACACTCGTCGTGGTAAAGGTAACTTCATTGTTTGCTCTGCTGACGTAGCTTCCGCATTGGCCATGGCCGGTGTGTTGGATTATACTCCTGCATTATCCACAAACTTGAACGTTGATGACACAGGCAATACATTTGCTGGTGTTTTGAATGGTCGCTTTAAAGTGTATGTTGATCCATATTCTGCCAACCTCGGTTCTGCTAACCAGTTCTACGTTGCCGGATACAAAGGTACATCACCTTATGACGCAGGTATTTTCTACTGCCCTTACGTTCCATTGCAAATGGTTCGTGCAATTGACCAGTACACATTCCAACCAAAAATTGGATTCAAAACACGTTACGGCATGGTTGCAAACCCATTCGCAACTGGTTTGAGTGCCGGCAACGGCGCATTGAACTCACGTTCAAACGTCTACTATAGAATTTTCCAAGTGAAAAACTTGATGTAAGATAAAGAGTCACCTCAGAGTGATACTTAAAGACCACCTTCGGGTGGTCTTTTTTTTGGCTCCTAAATACTGATAGAGGGAGATAACATGACAGCAATAAACAGAAGTCCGCAGAATACAAACTTATTACAACCAACCAAATTTCTATTAACGTTTGATAGAGTCAGAACTACACAGTATTTTTGTCAATCAGTTAATTTACCTGGTGTAACATTGGGTGAAGTAAACAGAGCAACACCATTTTTGGACATGTATTCTCCTGGTACCAAATTGACATACGATCCGTTAACTGTAGAGTTTATACTGGATGAAGAATTGCAAGGTTGGAAAAATTTGTATGATTGGTTTCTTACCATGGCCGATCCGAATGGATTTGAGAAACGTGGTGGTAGCAAAGAACTACAAACGAATAAACATTTCTCAGATGCCACTTTAACCATATTAAGTGGATTGAATAATCCTTTGCTTAGAATACAATATGTAAATGTTTTCCCTTTAAGTATTACTGATATTAATTTTGATTCTACACAGTCGGCCGATACAATAATGACCGCAACGGCAACATTTAGATATCAATCGTATACCTACTTGACAGTGTAATCATTTTGTGTTATAATGTTTTGAATAGATAAAACAACATTAAGTTGTTGATTTTAAAAAAGATTTTGTTATTTGAATAGATAGATGAATAGATATGGAAACACTTGAACAGATTTTAAAGATGTGGGAAAACGATGCGGTCATAGACCAAACCGAGCCATCTAAAGAATTATTAAACATTCCCAAATATCACAGCAAGTATCTTGGTATTTTAACCAAGCATAAGATTGCGTCCAAAAAAGCCCACTTTGATTACTTGCGTATGCGTAAGGTGAAATGGGAATACTTTACTGGTAAACTAACAGAAGATGAGTTGAACGATTATGGTTGGGAACCATTTCAATTTACACTCAAGTCTGATATCAACACCTACCTAGAAGCAGACAAAGACCTCATCAAGTTGCTTGAAAAGAAAGTATACCATGAAGAAGTTACATCTGTGGTTGAATCAATTATGTCTGAACTTAAACAAAGAACATGGCAGTTAAGAGATTTTATTTCTTGGGAAAAATTTATAGGTGGCCAATGAACAAAGACCATGAATCCAGAAGATATACTAAGATGCCTTGGGGTAAACATAAAGGTATGTTCATTAAAAATTTACCAGATTCTTACTTGGTATGGGCAACCAAACCAGGAAATTATGACCAGAGAAGTTTGGTTATGTGGTTTCAAGAAGAATTAGATTATAGAAAAAAATATGGAAACAAGTGAACACATTACAATATACAAAGTAAACGAAGTCTACGGCAAAGTGGAGTGTGAACGCCACGTTGCACAGGAATTATCGGAGTACTTCACGTTCTTTGTACCTGGTTATCAGTTCGTTCCAGCCTATCGGAATCGAATCTGGGACGGTAAGATTCGTCTATTCAATCTACAAACCAGTCAATTGTATCTTGGACTTGTTCCATATCTTACCGAATTCTGTGAAGAACGTGAATATGCATACTCACACAACATAATTGAAGATGAGTATTCGGTGTATCATGCACAAAAATTCTTTGATACATTAGACCTACATTCAAAAGACAAACCTATTGTTGTCAGAGAACATCAACAAAACGCTTTTATTGAGGCCATGCAGAAACGCAGAGCTCTGTTGTTGTCACCAACGGCTTCAGGTAAATCATTAATAATATACTTGTTGTTTCGACAACTGCTTCAATATCAAGACCTCAAAGGTTTAATTATTGTACCAACAACATCTCTGGTAGAACAACTGTATACTGACTTTGAAGATTACTCTAGTGCAAATGGATTCAATGTTGAAGATAATGTACACCGAATCTATCAAGGCAAAGATAAGGTGACGGACAAGAAACTCACAATCTCCACTTGGCAATCACTTTACAAACTTCCATCAGAATACTTCCATCAATTCAAGTATGTAATTGGAGATGAAGCACATCTATTTAAGGCACAATCATTAACATCTATATTGACGGCCTGTATTAATGCCAAGTATAGAGTTGGACTTACTGGTACTTTAGATGGTACCAAAACACATAAGTTGGTACTGGAAGGTTTGTTTGGACCAACTAAAAAGGTCATAACCACCAAAGAACTTATTGATAAGAAACAACTATCACCATTCAATATAAAATGTTTGATACTTAAACATCCAGATGAGAGATGCCAAGAAATGAAGAGTTCTTCTTATCCGGATGAATTAAAGTATTTGTTGGAATCAGAAAATAGAAATCGTTTCATACGCAATTTGGCCATCAGTTTGAAAAAGAATACACTGGTATTGTTTCAGATGAAGAAACACGGTAAATTATTGTGTGAGATGGTTAAAGAAAAGGCCAATGGCCGCAGTGTGTTTTTTGTTGATGGTGATGTTGAAACAGAGATAAGAGAAGAAATTCGTAAGATAATGGAGACAGAAAATGACGCTATTGTGGTTGCTTCTTTTGGTACTTTTAGTACTGGTATTAATATTCGGAATCTGCATAACATTATTTTTGCTTCACCTAGTAAAAGTAGAGTCAGAAACCTCCAATCCATTGGACGAGGACTAAGACAGAATGAGGGTAAAGAAATGGCCACACTATATGATATTGCAGATGACCTCAGAATCAAAAAACATACGAACTTTACTCTGCAACATTTCGTGGAGAGAGTGAAGATATATAATGAAGAGCAGTTCTCTTTTAAAATTTACAATATAGGACTCAAAAATGGTTAAACTTTTAAGACTCAAAGACGGTATAGATGTAATCTGTGATTGCATCTTTGAAAAAGATAATAAATTAATAATTGATAGTCCCATGTTATTCGAACTTAGGGGTACGAATCTGGTACTGCAACAATGGTTACCTGCGGCCGTAATGAAAGGTTATTCTGTGGAAGTATCTTCCAGTGATGTTTTGTTTACAATGGAACCTACAGAAGACTTTGAGGAATATTACATCAATGCAATGATTAAATTGAAAGATGAGACTCGCAAAGAAAATGAAGTGGAACTGAATGAAGAAGTCATGGCTGCTTTTGAAGAAAAGGAAATTGGTAAATCCTTATTACATTAAATCTTAATATTAACATCATAGGGGACACCGAGGACTATATCACATGTCAAGCCCCTTGTCAACAACTTTTTATGGTACATTTGAATGAGTAAACTAAAACATTATATAAACAATCAAGATTTCCTAGCTGCACTGGTAGACTACAAAGCCAGATGTGTAGAGTCCGAGTCTGCCAACAAACCAAAACCAAAAATTCCCAATTACATCGGTGAATGCTGGATGAAAATTGCCGAAGGATTATCCCACAAACCAAACTTTATCAACTATACTTACCGAGATGAAATGGTTTCGGATGGTATTGAGAATTGTTTAATGTACTTTGAGAACTTTGATCCAACAAAGTCTTCCAATCCATTTGCATATTTTACCCAAATCATCTACTTTGCATTCTTACGCAGAATTCAAAAAGAAAAGAAACAACTATACGTCAAATATAAGGCCACTGAACTGTATGGTATTTTGGATGAATTCGAAATGTTAGAAGGTGAAGATGGTAGTACAAGGCAATTCGAACTATATGAAAACATCTCAGAGTTCATTGAGACATATGAAGTTGCCAGAAAAACCAAAAAGGCAGAAAAGTATGCCCTAAAGAAACCTAAGGGCCTTGAAAAATTTATTGAGGAGTAATTATGAGAATTGGATTTACTTGTTCCACATTCGACTTGTTTCATGCAGGTCATGTGATGATGTTAAAAGAGGCAAAGACTCAGTGTGACCATTTGATTGTGGGACTTCAAATGGATCCCACAATAGACAGGCCATCCACCAAAAACAAACCTTTGCAAACGGTACTGGAAAGATTCATACAGGTACAGGCTTGTAAGTATGTTGATGAAATTATACCATATGCCACAGAAAAAGAATTGATGGACATATTGACTTCTTATC